CCGCCGAGGAGATCGAGGCGATTCTCGCCGCGTCCGTTGACGAGGGGGTTTGAGTATGATGCTCGGTGCGAGAACGGCGGCGTGGGCGAAGGCTGGCTATACCGCGAAGGATTATGTGCAAGACGGCTTGGTGGCACATTGGGATGGATTAGAATCCAGCGGCTTTGGTAATTTTAAGCGTGGAGAACAATGGATAGATTTAGTACGCCCTGATTTCCGAATAAAGATAACTCTTGAAGATGGAGTAGAATGGGTGAAAGATGGTCTAAAAACAACAAAACAAATTCTAATCGGCACTATTTACGAGCCTTTTTATCTTTATGATTTCGTTGGTGAGTTGTTAAATCCCGAGAATTTCACTTTTGAGTTGGGTGTGCGATTCCCTATGTTAGAATCATTCAGCTGTAATTTATTTAGTTGGAGGCATGAACGTAACGGCCCTCTTTTAGTGAGTAATGCTTGGTCGTTTCTAAGGATTACGGGAGGCGGTAATGGATTGTATGGCAACGACTCTCAGTCTTACGATATTAAAAATCACATAGGGACTAACTTTGCTATAAATCTTACAGCAAAATACACCGAGCAAGAATTGTATGTGAACGGAGAATTGGCGAGAAGCGCATTCCCTTTTAATACATTTTCTTCGGCGGCTCATAGAATGAGGCTTTATTTTGCACCGTCTTCACCAATACCTTGTGTTTATCGGTATCTTAGAATTTACTCACGCCCACTTTCGTCAGAGGAGATAGCACATAACGAGATGGTTACAAGGGCAAGATTTGGAGCGACAGGAGAATTATGATATGAAAGAGATATACTACACACTTGATAACAACATACTCCGCAAATGCGGCTCAGTTATCCATTCCGCCAATGGGTATATCACGAATCCTACGGCAGAAGACTACGCGGCGATTGGCGCATATCCGCGTGATGAAGCGTCATTTACGCCACCGCAAGTTGACGCAGGGAAGCGCGCCGCCCCCGATGGCTACGCGCTTCAAGACGGCAAGTGGGCGCGCAAGTGGCGTATAGAGCCTATCACCTACTCCGTTGAAGACTATGACGCGGCGATGGAAGATTATCTCCGCGAAGTCCGCTATGAGCGCGGCTACACAACACGCGAGCCTGATGACTACTTTGGCTCGTCCAATCCGCGCTGGGCGCAGGACGCGAAGGATTGGGTTGCTTTCCGCGATGCCATAATGACCTACGCGCTCGATATTATCAACACCTACACCAAGACCGGCAACGCGCCAACTCTCGCGGCATTTAAGGCGGGCTTCCCGAAGATGGTGTGGAGTTATGCTGAATGATTTACGGTGGCGTTGGAGACGGTGTAGTTGATTCTCCCGCGCCGCTGATTTTTCGCAAGGAGGAGTAAGCGATGTGTATGAGAGATACAAATGAGGGGTGCATCCTGTTAGAGCGGATGGCGAAGGTAGAGACGAAGTTGTGGTGCGTTATTGCGCTTTTGGGGGCGTTGATTGTTATCTTGACTGTCATTACGCTTAAACTTATTAACACGCAGACGCTTATGCTCGTTGGGGAGCGTGGGCTTCACGCTGTCTCGGAGGAGGCGCGTGGAGACATTCAAGTCATCAGAAAGACGGTGAAGTGATGGGCGACAAACTTATTCTCGTGCCAATGAACGATGGCACAGGGCGATATTATCTCTATGATGACTACAAGGACATTCCTACGGGATTCATCACCGATGGCGGCTCAATACCTCGCTTCTTCTGGCGGTTCATCGGACACCCATTCGAGAGCGAATACATCGAGGTTTATGTGGAACACGACCACGATTATGCGGTAGGGCGTATCTCTCGCAAGGAAGCAGACGATAAACTTCTTGCTAGCTTAAAGGCTAAGGGGATGGGCTACACTAAGCGGTATGCGATTTACTGGGCTGTTCGTATTTTCGGCGGCTCACACTACAACAACGAAAATAAAAAGGAGAAGTAAAATGAATGATATAGTTAAGGATTGGATGCTATTTATCCTTGCTCTCATAGCAATAATTATCTTCTGCGGGTGTGCAACAAAGAGCCGCCATGTAGATATTGCTGGGGCATACTCTTCCAGCGGCGCCCTTGCCATCGGGTCAGTTGAGATTCAGTCCGCGCCCGAAGGAACAGAAAGCGCGATGGTTTCATACGAGGATTCCGCCGCGTGGTTTCGCAACATCAAGGAGCATAGCATAAGGATACTCCTGACAGGCACTAACTCCGTCAGTTCTGCGGAAAGCATAGTCAAAGATATTTGCAACGCCTTTGTGACAGTTGCGCATACCAACGGCGTGAGCGCGGTTAAGTAGGCTAAACCGCTGCTATTTTGAGAATGTAATAAATCGTATGAAACCAATAAACTGTATGAAAACAAACGCAAATAATATAGGTTTAAAAGTTTTGTTTTTTTCAGTAAAATCAGCAGTAGTTAGCAAGGGTTGTGTTTTGGAGCGGGAGGAATGGATATAAAAAAGATAGACGAATCGGTAAATTGGAGCTTGCGGAAATTAGAGAAGTTCCGCAAGACTGCCAAAGATTCTGTCACGCAATACGTTGGCTCGCATTATGGCGAGGGCGGCACTAAAAACAAAGTTCCTGTAAATCTTTTGGAGCTCGCAACAACCATTTATGTCCGTCTCTTAGCGGCTCGTGCGCCAAAGTGCAATATCTCTACCCCCGATACTCGCCTTATGCCAATGGCGGCAGACTTGGAGTTAGTAGTCAATCAGATTCCTAAAGAAATAGGCTTAGACCGTACAATTCAGCGCGCTGTTGTGGACGCAATGTTCGCTATGGGTGTTGTTAAAGTGGGCTTGCGCGATGTTTCAGAAGATCCAAATGTTGGCGATGAGCCTTTTGTTTCGATTGTCCGCACCGAGGATTACTTCTGCGATATGTCGGCTCACTCTTGGGATGAAGTCCAATACGAGGGCAATGACTATTGGATGGATGTCGAGACAGCCGAGACTATGTTCGGCACAAAACTTACTGCCGAAGACGACAATAATGTCGATGAATCAGGACACACTTCTACGAGAGAAATTTCGGTTGCCGACACATCCGTCCCTCTCTTTGAGCGTGTTCGCCTCAGAGATGTTTATATCTTTAAGACGGGGCATTTAATTACTTATGATACTCGCACGATGAAGGTCTTGCGTGATGTCGTATGGGATGGCCCGCAAGGCTCTCCGTATGTGCGCCTTGCATTTAATCATGTGCCGTCTAACCTTATGCCGCTCCCGCCTGTTCAATTGTGGCTTGACTTGCACGAACTTGCAAATGGAGTATTTCGCAAGCTTGCCAATCAGGCAACGCGCAAGAAAACAGTTACGGTCTTTCAAGGTGGGAGCGATGAGGATGTTTACCGCTTTAAGATGGCGAAGGATGGAGAGGCGATCCGCTCTAACGCAAAGCCCGAAGATATGTCGGTAGGCGGCGTAGACGGTGGGAATCTCGCTTTCTTCATTCAGAACAAAGACCTTTACAACATAATGGCAGGAAACATCGACGCATTGGGCGGGCTTTCTCCGCAAGCAGATACTGCCAAACAAGAGCAACTTATCGGAGAAGCGTCGTCCGCTCGTCTCAAGGCAATGGGCGATTCAGTTATTGAGTTTGCTCGTGAGATTTTCCGCCGTCTTGCATGGTATGCGTGGACTGATCCCGTTCGCACTCGCATACTTCGCAAGCCCGCAGGAAAGAACACTGGGATTACCGTCAAAGTAGAGTGGACTCCCGAAACAAGAGACGGAGATTTCCTCGACTACAATCTTGATATTGATGTGTTCTCAATGCGTGATGATTCGCCGTCTACTCGCGTTGAGAAACTACTGATGATTTTGGAGCGCGTCACAATGCCATTTATGCAGCAGCTTGAAGCGCAAGGAGGATATATAGACCTTCGTATGCTTCATTCGTATTTAGGTGAGAATGTCAATCTTCCAGAGCTTTCCAATATCATTAAGTTCCAAGATATGGGGCCAGAAGCGGATCGCCCGATTTCGGGCAATCCTCGCCCTGAATATATCTCGACAAAATCGCCTGTCACTCACCGCACATACGAGCGCGTGAATCGCCCCGGTGCTACGCGACACGGGCGTGACGCGGCACTTATGCAGACGCTGCTCGGCGGTAAGGCGCAGGGCGCGGAAATGGCGGCACTTGCAATGGATAGGAGTATGACTTAATGCCTACTTATTGCTATCGCAGAGGTGAGAAGGTTGTCACTCGCGTCTTTTCAGTCGCAGAGCGTCCGCAGTCGATTATGATAGGCGGCAAGGAGTATGTCCGCTCGTTCGCAGATGAGCGTCCGGGAGTGCCGTCCACCAAGGGCTGGCCTCTTGAATGCGTTGCTTCGGGCGTTCACCCCTCTCAGGCAGGGGAGCTTCGTGAGTTCTATCGCAAGAATGGCTGCCCTACGGAAGTCTCAGAAGATGGCAATCCCATTTATCGCGATGCCACGCATCGCCGCAAGGCGTTGAAACTTCGCGGCTTTAAGGATAAAGCATCGTATATTTGATATAAGAAACGGAGGAATTATTATGGCAGAAAAAGAAGAAGTTGTGGATTCAACAAATCCTATGGAATCAGAAGAAAAAAAAGAGGTTAGCGAAAATGTTTCCTCTCACGACGAAATCAAAGCAGAAATTGCTGAGATTTTAGACGCGGGAGAAGAAGCAATAGCGGCTACAAAAGAGACCGTAGAAGAGCATAAAGAAGAGGCGGCGGAAGAGACTAAGTCTGAGGAAACAACCTCTTCGGAGGAGGTTTTTGCTCCCGATGATGCGTTTGTTGAGCGCGCAATCCGTGCGGGGCTCGCCCTCGCTGACGTAAAAGCATTTACTACGAAAGAGGCCGCCGAGCGCGTCTTGGCGGTACTTGAAGAAAAATCAACTTCCACCAAGGGTAAAAAGGACGACGACAGCGCGGAAGAACCCGCTGCCGAAACGTCACTCCCCGAAATTGATGAATCGGCGTTGGACGATCTCGACCCGTCTATTGCCGAGTTAATCAAATCGCAGCACGCCGCGTTAAAGGCACTGAGTGCCGAGGTCTCAACGCTGAAGAAGGCCGGAACAACCGCCGAGGCTAAAGGATTCTTTGAAACGCAGTATGGTGCGCTTGACGAAAAGGTGAGAAGTCACGTTGATGCCGTTAAGAAGACTCAGCTTAAGCAGAAGTTCGACTTGCTTGAGAAGGGCTATAAGGCGGCAGGCGAAAAGGTCGATCGTGAGACTATCTTTAAAGAAGCAGTCTCGATTACGCTCTCTGACGCTATGACTAAAGCGGCGGCAGAGGCAAAGTCCGCGAAAGTCGCGTCTCGCAAGGGGCTCGTCATCGCTCCCCCCGGAGGAAGTTCCGGGAAAACTCCCAAAGTGGTAGGTGGCGGAGAGTATGCCGACATTATTGCCGCTTTACAAGAGAAAGGTTTTGAATAATGAATATTAACTATAAAGGCTCTACGCTTGCCGACATAAAAGCGAAGGAGATTGACGATTTCGTCGCCTCTACTATTGAGCTTATGCTCGAAAAGGGCAAGTTCACTAACTTGCTTTCTGACCGCAATGATTATCCCGCTGTTCGCGAGTTGATGGCTCGTCACAAGAACCTCCTTCAGGGCGAAGAGTGGACGTTTAATGTTGCTATTGCTGAAAACAACAACGGCAATGGCACGGCTAAGTTTACTAAGCTCTTTGATACTGATGCGTCTAACCGCGTTGATGTCATGCGTAAGGGCAAGTCTTCGCCGCGTTTCGCTACGGCGAACTTCACTTATGATCTTCGTGAAAAGGCTCTTAACTCTGGCTCTATGGTGCAGCGTATCGACTTCATCAAAGAGCAGATGGAGCTTATGTATCAGTCGTACTACGAGCTGATGGAGGCAAGCTTCTGGGCAAAGCCTGAAAATTCGTCTGACGATGTAACGCCCGAGGGTCTTCCGTTCTGGCTTATTCCCGCATCGAAGGGTGGCAACGGCTCGTTTGAGGCTGTCAACCCCGGCGCTGGCTGGTTCCGTGCAGGCATTGACTCTACGACATACAAGCGTTGGGCTAACTGGTCTGCGCAGTATGCTGAGGTGACTGGTGCTGACCTTATCAAGAAGATGCGCTACGCCGCTCGTAAGACGCTCTTCAAGTCTCCGCTCAAGATTGGTGAGCCTACGCTTGGCAAGGGTCGCGCCGTCTATGCGAATACCGATACGGTTATCGCTATGGAGGAAATTCTTGAGGCTCAGAACATGAACCTCGGCAACGATCTCGCTTCTAAGGACGGCAAGACACTCTTCAAGGGCAATCCCGTTTACAACGTGACTTCTCTTGATGGAGACGTGAAAGCTCCCGTCTATATGCTTGACTGGGCTACACTCGGCTTGGGTGTTCTTAGCGGTTGGGATAAGAAGGTGTCTGCACCTCAGCCTGTCGCTAACCAGCACAATGTCCGCGCTGTATTCCTCGATGCGTCGTACAACTTCATCTGTACGAACCTCCGTAATCAGGCGGTCATCTCTAAGGCTTAAAATCCTGAACCCTTCCGAGCGAGGCTTTCCGTTTCTTCTTCGCTCGGAAGGGGACTTTTGAAGAAGCGGATTTTTGAGGTAAGACAATGTCAGAAAGAGCTATTTTTAAGTGTGGAACATATCCCGCTCCCAAAGGAGTGACGGAGTTTACTCTATCTGGGCTTAACCTCGATTTTACTCCAGGCTCTGTCGTTGTCTCTCTTCGCCAGCCCGCTGAGGCCGCACCTATCGTAAGCGCGCATATGACTGGCGCACCAACGGCTGATGGTTTTATAGTTGCGCTTTCCGCTCCTCTCGATGTGGACGGGTATATGCTCGATTGGCAAGCATTCGCAGGTATTCTTACCTTAGAGGATGCAGATACTCTTGCAGTATCATACAATGATTTAATGCGAATTGTAGCCGATTTTCTCGGTCGCCCCATAGATGCAATGACTGAGGACGAGAAGCGTAAGGTAGATTCATTCGTTCAGTCAGGGGTTAGGAACTTTTACTACCCGCCTAAGATGGAAGGGGTAGACGAGGATTTTGAGTGGTCTTTTCTGCGACAGAAGGGCGGTGTAGATACTTCGCGCGGAATTGCCTCATATATTCTCCCGGATGGCTTTGGGCGCATTTTAGGGCAGATAGTGTTTGACGAAATTCACGCGCCGTCTATTCCGCTTATTCCTTATGGGGAGTTAATCTGCCGCGCTTCGGAGAACGAAGTAGGCATGCCGCGCATAGCAGCAATTTCTTCGCGCCGAGATTTCGGTACGAAGGGGCAGCTTAAAGAACTTCGCTTTTATCCTATTCCCGATAAGACATACAGCGTCTCATTTGTCTGCGACGCGGACGATGGGCGCATTAGTGAAGAGCGTCCATATCCTCTTGGTGGCGCGATGTTCGCTGAACTTATTACTGAATCTTGCCTCGCAGTCGCTGAACAACGTGCCAATGATGAGGCAGGGCTTCATACTGATAACTTCAACCGCTTACTTATTTCCATGATTGCACGTGACCGTAAATCGGGAGCCCAGAATTATGGAATGGTAGGTGATTACGTTAATTCTACTAACTGGTAAAGAAAGGAGAACTGTTATGTTCAATAAAGCTATTATGCGTGTTATCGCTCCTGTTATCAAGGCTCTTGAGGATCGTATCGCGGCACTTGAAGCAAAGGTGCAGTAATCCATGCGCACATCCACAAAGACACTACACTTTCCTCTGGCGGGTCTCGATCGTTCACGCTCTTATGGCGTAGCGACAGAGCCGTCAGAGAATCGCGTTTATGCTACGCCATTAGCTATGAATGTGCGCGGCACAGATGTCTTTGGCGGACGATTTCGCGGCGGTTCTCGACCGGGGCTTAAATCCGTAGACATTCCCGATTCTACCGAGGTTTATACTTCGCCTACAACAATCTATCGTGGACGCAAAATCTACGCAGATGGGCATTTGTGGTTCGCTTCTCGCGCAGGCGATATGACGGACTTCAATATGGGCGGAGACGGTGGAGACTTTACTCGCCCGACATTAGGAAAGATTGGGTATGCCTCTGAAAAAGACGAAGAGCCCATTACTGCGATATTCAATACGACTAATGATACATTGTTCATCGCCACAAGGAAAAGCGTATGGACTTGTAGCGGCGATGTCGCATCAGGCTCTTTTGTTAGGGTCGCTGAATTTGTAGGTGTCGTATCTAAAGACGCATGGGCTTACGATGGAAGGCTTTTATATGTCGTATCATCTAACGGCATATATGCCTATGCCGCAGGGCAAGGTTTTGTAAGGATGAGCGATAATGTTCCCGAGGAACTTGTTAGTATCTCTTCGGCATTGTGCGCCTACGATCCTGAACAGCACGCCTTGCATATTTTCACAGACAAGGGCGATTGGCTTTTTGACATTGATGCAAAATCTTGGTGGCCTCAAGAATATAATGAGGTTATGCGGCCAATCGCAAGGGGAACGGCTGTTATTGAGAATGTCCGCAAAACAACTCTCCTTGGAAGTGACAAAAAATGGAGAGTATTTGATGATAAGATGCCTAATGATGATGGCGAGAGTTTTAATTCTATTGTCGCCATAGGGCCAATTCGTACAGGGGTAAGAGAGGATATGGACGGAATGATAGATAAATTGTCAGCGACATTTGCGGCAAATTCTTCATCCATTTCATGTTCATTTTGCGTTGGAAAGACCGCCGAGGAATCAATTATAGCCGCAAAATCTGGCGACAATGTTTGCACTATCCCGCTTAAGGGAGGGCTTAACCACAACTTTAGACCTCGTGTTCGCGGCGCATGGGTGACGCTTGTTCTTTCAGCAACTGAGCCGTGGGCGTTTGAATCTATGACGGCGGTTGTAAAATCTTTAGGAGGGCTTAGATAATGGCAGCATTGACGCTTGAGAAAATGAATGTTGGGGATATTATCACTCAACGCATTCCAGCCGTAGAAGAGGTCTTGTCGGCATCCGCTTGGTTTAAAGACGAAGAAATGGAACTCGATTTTGGCGAGTATGTAGGTCGCCCGAGTGAGAATGCCTTAATGCACACTTCGCTTCTTACATATTTCCTTGCTAATGGATGGAAAATAAAAGAGGTAAAGAATCGTTTTTCGACAGGCACATGGGAAAGCCGCGCAGAAGCGAACGGGACGAATGGCGTAGTTGCGCACTCTTCTACGGAAGCATTAAGTAAGGCTGAGGGAAAGACGATTTCAAACACGGGAGACGGTAACGTTGGTGGGGCTCCTGTAGTTCGTGCCGAAAGCGAAACATCATCATCAGGATCAAGCTCTTCCGAGGGAGAATCTTCTTCAACAGGCAGTTTCGCAAATGTAAGTGTCGCTGGCGGCGCACCTTATTGGTGTGCGTATCAAACCGTCGTTCTAACGCGTCGCAAGATGCAGTCAGAGCTTGTATTAAACGATATGATTGCGTCTTTTACTAAGGCTTATAATGAAGGTCGCTCTGTAAACAATGCTCGTTATGATGAGCTTGTCGCACTCTATTCTCTTATGCTTTCGCATACCGAAGATGAGGCAAATAGAATCCCCTTAGATGCTCTCAAACCTGACGACCTTCTTGCGCTTGGAGACGAGTTGGCAAGTTCATTTAGTACTGAGAACGGAATCAAACTTGAGGAAATACGCCCGATTTATGATACGGCACTTGAGAATATTCGTGCGGCGATAACGGCATTGAAAGATGCGGTAAGTATTCCCGCAAATTGGCTTAAGTCGCGTGAGGACGACATTAACTTAAAGTTCGATAACGAGAAAACTAAGATCAACTCTACGATGATAGCCAATGGTTCGTTTGCAGATTCATCATGGGCTAACATTGTTTCTGGCATTGAGCGCGATAGGCAATACGCCTTAAACAATTTAGCCGATACGATGGTCACATTGAAGGTTGATACATACGGCAAGATTGCAACTTTAACAGCCGATTCCGAAGGCAAACTTTTGGATGTAGTTGCGAAGTTAGTAGGCATTGAGGCTTCTCTTGCCGACTTAAAAGTCCGCATTGCTGATATTCGCGCTCGTCTTATGGAGAGTGCTGCAAGGATTATTGAGGCCTTGCAGAAGAATCAAATCGGTCTTACAGAACTTCGCAATACTGTTCTTAAATGGATGTTTGACTTTATGGAACGGCGCGAGGACGATTACCCGGGTCTTGAACAACTTGCTACAATTGCAGATAGGCTCGGTTATTCCGATGGCGCGGTTGGCGGTTCTATTGCAAGTTAAGGAGGTGGTAATGATAACTGAAAATAGCGTTCGTATTGCTCAGGACGGAACGGCGTGGAAAACTTCCCTGATGCTTGGGTACATTAAAAAGACTGTACTTGATGCAGGAACTCATGGGGAAAATGCTTATAAACTAACCTTCGTCAAGAAAGACGGAAGTGAGTATTCGTTTTTCTTTGACAACGGCACGGGCGTGTCGGCAACAAATCTTATTCTCGACAAGGACTTACTTAAGAATCTTCTTATTTCAAATTGGTCTACAGGCAAGGCTGAGGTTTTCGAGCAGGCAAGAGCAACTCCAACGGGATGGTAAAAAATGGGCGTTGGAATAAATTATAGGGGCGTAGGCGGCAACCGTCATTTCGACTTAAATGGCTTGCCTACGGGCGAGGCGGACGCTTTGTTCAAAACGCCGCGCAGACACAAGCAACTCCTTCCTGAAAACTTCAAGAAGGCATTGCATCCTATGCCGACAGACCCCATAGCTAAGGAGAATGAGGGCAAGGTAAAACTTAACGCATTTGATATGCGCCCCGATACGCTCGATAAAAAGACAATGCCTGGAAGCGCAGTCACAGCATCTATGTCGGGATTGTGCCTTGAGGGGGAGCAGGAAAATCCCTCTGTTGTCGGTACAAAACTTTATGGCTCGCACGGAGGCAAAAAAGGTTATCACGCATTTAACGATTTCGATCCTCCTGTTGAGGGCGGGCGCGTAGGCGCACTTGGCGCAGGCGGCGAAGGCGCGGACAATTCTATTGCTAAAGCGGGCGCGCCTTTTGCATATCAGGTCGCCAGCCGAGTTGTTATGGAAACGGACGACCTCGGCAGGCAAATACTTGTTGAGTATGATAAGGATGTTCAAAACACAGCCCTTGGCCGTACTCACACCGTGACAGGCGAGAGAAGGCGAATTATCGGTATTATTGCCGCTCGTAGCGAAGGAGTGGAC